TCCAGCTGCTCCCTCCTCAGAGTTAGATCCAACTGTTGCTAGGACACCGGAGGGTCTTGCTTGCCAGTTGCTGCCGTACTTAACAAAATCTCTTACATTTAGAATAAACGGATAGACAGCACCAGGGGTATCCTTATATATGATAGTTCTCTCGTCATCAAAGTAATTCTTAAATGGAGGTTTCTTTCTTCCCGTAGTTCTAAGAACTGTGGGATAAGATCCTGTCATGTTATCCCACTCTCTAAGCCTTACTCTAGATGGAAGACTTATGTACCCAGACATATCCTCATAGGACCCAAGCCTTGCAGCATACATTGACTCTATACTTGTCTGGTCTAATACCTCGCTCCAAAATCCTATTGAAGCTATATTTCCTCCCCACACTCTATCATTTGCATATCTATTTCCTACTTGTAGTCCGTATGTATCTATTGATGAAGCAACGTATCCTGCAGTTGGTGCCACGTCTACGTTGAGACCATCGCCTACGAGATACTTTGTTCCATTAATATAAAAAATTGGATCATTAGAATATGATGATGCATCATAAGTTATCACTATGTGATACCACCTATTGGATGCTATTTTTGTGGACGGATAACCTAATACATTTGTGCGCCAGACACCATTAATCTTAGCTGCTGGGTTCCCTGGATCATGAAATTTTCTAGTGAGATACAGAGCATCATTAGATGTACTAATCATTACAAATAGATGATTATCTCCTATCTCAAATACCCTTGGATAGGTCCCAGAGCCATTGGTACGTCTTATCCACGCTGCAAACGTGAAGCTGTCAGAGTCAGCGATGCCAATACCAGATTTATTGCCGTCGCCGACCTGCTTATTCCAGAATTCCGCAGACCCAGCCTGTGCTATTGTGCCACCATCCGTTCCATTCCACACATTAGCAGCATCTTGAATGTGATAAGACGGTGTCAGACCTATATGTGATGGTCTCTCAGCATACGAAGCATATGTCGCATCATTTCCATAATTAGAAAGATCAGGAGTATCTCCAGACTTAGAAACATCCGTGCTGAATCTCCAGAATCCAACAAGTGAATCACTTGAGTTATATCTCTTTTCTCCATCTATTCCGAGACCCTGGAGAACATTTGTGGGACCCTCATATGAAACTGAGTTATTCGCTGGATTAAAAAATTGAACTCTTCTTCTTCTAGCCATTATTTAATTAGACCTCCAAAAGCAAGAGAGTCTGTACCGTTGACCCTGTTGTTTCCTGTCCCCTCTAGTACATTATAGTCTCCCGACCTATATGTGAATCCTGCTACAGATGACTTGCAGTATTTTCCATATGGGCCGAGATCCTCAAAAGAAGCAGATAAGACTGAAAATTCAGAAATATTCTTATCGGTTGAGTCATCAAATGGATGAATAGCTTTTTCCTCTGGATCATCATACCCAGGCATCATTACTGGGCTGCCATCTACGCCGGGTGGTTTATAAAACGTCTCTTGAGAATCCTCGAATGGAGAAATTGAATCCTGCGGTTCGAAACATATCTTTTGAACAACAAAAAGCGATCTTCCCGTTATCATGGGACCTGACGTAAAATCTAGTGACGCTCTGACATCATGAGCTGGAAACGGTCCGTCATTGCTAACATTGCTCATCTTGTGTCTTATGGCGAGTGGTTCAATTATTCCATTAAACATTGATGGATCTAAAAATGTGGCTCCCCACCAAACAACTGGATATTGTTGTGTTCCAGGGTCATTAATAAATTGAACTGGATTAAATACACCTACTATGTCATCAAATGGTTGAAATCTTCCATTAAAATATCCTGAGTCTGCAACAATATTAAAAATCTTTACATCTCCAAATGAAGCTGGGTCATCCATTGTGTGATCAAATTTTTCACCTGCATTTTTAGGAAGCCCCTTATTTGACAAAATTGGAAACATCGTAGACCCGTAGTCTCTCATATCTCTAACACTCACACCCTGTCTTAGATGATCTGTATCAGATGTATCCATTCCTACACTGGCACTTACGACAGTTACACTTTGACCCACATCAACGATAGGCACATCTTTAAATGGAGGAATTGACATATATTTTATCCTTATTAAAACTTCTTCATTGTTCCCGCAACTTGAGAAAGAAATAAGTTACCTCTATCAGTATTTCTCTCAAGTGCAAGTAAGTAAATATCATCAAATAGATATCTAAATCTATTTCGCTCTAATACATGTGACTCAACAACAAAGTTTACTCCAAGAAATTTAGCCTTTTTAGGAACTAGCTGCTCTATTAAAGATCCTAGTGCTGTATCAAACCACTTAAACATACTAAAGAAAGTGTGGATATCAAGCTTTCCAGTTAATCTCTTAAAGTATACCTTTCTCATCTGATCAAGATCGGGATAAAATTCATCAAATAGAAGATTTGGCCTTCCAAGAGCATCATCAAAAAAATCTAATGTACCGAAGAGTCTCATTATGTCTTCATTTAGTGCTCTAACAGATGAATATTCTACTGTGAATCTCGTATCATCGTCTGGTTCTTCACTTCTAGGAACCTCATAAACGGGAGCTGTAGAGGCATAGTCCCTCTCTTTTAGATATTTAGGATTCTGGTAGCTCCTCACCCTGACCTTATTATCTGTCTGAGCTACATCGAAGCTAGGAGAGAAAATACTATAATAAAATGTCTCTGGCTTTATAACATCTGTGGAAACCTCAAATCCTGATCCTGTCATATTAAGATTATTCTGAGAAAAATCTTTCAACATGATGTTTCCATCAGAGTCAGTCTCTGTAATTCTTTGATCTGTTGACACATCAAATCTGATTTTTTGGAAAGATCCAGTCTGGTATGTCTCAAAATTGAAATTTATTAAAGGATCTTCTACGCCTAGGGATTTAAAACTTCTAACATGAGATCTCCACTCAGTGATCGTCAATGCTTTTGACCAAAATCTCATCTGTGAGACGTCACCTTCAAATTTAACCTCTCTGTGAATGCTATTTAATGATGAATCATTTAAAAAATATTGGGGAGCTGTATTTAAGCTTTGTGATCCAATTACAACAAATCCACCAGATGTGTTATAGGAACTATTTATTGTTTGAAACATGTTATCTGTCTGATTTCCAGTGCTTGTTTCATTAAAATATTTTGACTCATAAAAAATATCTTTTATCTCTCCAAATGATGATCTAGCACATCGCAAGAAATAAGATGATGATAAAGTTCCAACTGTTCCTTCAAAATAAGATCCTGTGGCATTTGTAATGGGTTGATCTGATCTCCTCCTGCCAAATGAAATATTCCAAAGATTTCCATCAAAAATATGAACCCCTGTTAAAGCTAACTTTAAAACTGGCTCACTTGTAGAGCCAATAGATGGTCTAATATACAACTTCAGATCAGATCCACTAGAAGTAAGGCTATTTTGTGATCCTGAATGTATTACTAAATTAGCTAAAACTGAATGAGTAGATGAGGGTGCACTAGTTCCGGATGAGTGAATTCTTGCCACGCTTTGAAATGTACTATATGATCCAGTTCTTAACATCTTAAATTTATAAATTCCCTCATATGTCCATGATCCAGATGTATAAAGACCATCTGAGGAATTGTTAGATATTCCATGTGGATAATGATTCTGTTTTTTAACAAACGATCCCACAGCTCGTGGATAGCCCACCTCCACTCTTGAAGATGACAAAAATGGAGACACAATGTGGGGATAATTGTTAGCAAAACCCTGTGCAGATAAAGAAGAAGACACAGAAGCGAGACTACCAGAAAATGTTAAAATTGAGGCTACCTCGGTTCTTGATTGTCTGCTGTTATTGAGTGTTCGCTTCGTCGGTCCGCCATATTCTCTTATTGTAAGAATTCCATCCGGGTCTATTCCGGCAGATCTTATTAACGCTTTAATACTATAGACAGTTCCCTTAGATTGAATTATTTCATTCAAATTTATAAGAATTCTTCTCCACACCTGATTTTGAACATATGATAATGAATGAGCAGACTTAGAATAAGAGTCTTTTATATTTTCTCCTCTTATGAACTGGAGTGGGTCTGTATTAGAAAAAATTGAAGGCAGCGTGAATCCATAATAGCTTGCAATAAATGGAAGAAATTTATCTGGTGCAGAATTAGAAGAATCGTAATCTATTCCCGTAACAGTAGAAAAATAATCAATGAATAGTTTTAATTCATCAAAAAACTTTGCCCACACTAGCAAAAATGCTGTTAAATATTGTGCTGTTCCAATCTTGCCAGATCCTGGAATTGACGTAGCTGTGTATGCATCATTCATCTGGCCATCTAGTGATGATAATCCCTGTTCCCATTCTCCCTCTAGGAGATAATGAATTGGAATAAGTCTTGTTATTAGATTGGGATTTCTATCATCATAATTACTTGCAGACGCCAAAAGATGAACATTTAAACTTTTAACTGTCTTATAGGATGGAAATAATATTGGACATCTATTGATATCTTCTGCAGTCATTGGATTAGAAATTGATCCCGTATTTCTTAGTCCATATGTAAAGTTTGAAATTCTAGTATGAAGAGAATTTCCAGAACTGTCAAGAGAAGCATCATCGATATTAAATGATCCTGTCGGCTCATTAAATTTAAAATATAACTTTAAATCATTAGATGCATAAATTGACTTATTTCCATACTGTCTTTGTTGATCAAGCGTCCTTATGTCATGAAAAATCCTAAACTCATCTAAAGCTCCTGAAAGAGTCTGAGCTGGTGTAAATATTTCAACGTCTCCGGATCCCATGGGTGGGAGAATACCTTTTGTTACACTAAACGAAGACCCTGATCCTATTATAAACCTACTCTTATTTGTAGATAAATTTCCCATATCGTATGTTGTTGAAGAAGAAGATACAAGAGATTCACTTAAATATAGCTTAAGACCATTTACCCCTGATCTTCTATCAAAAGTTGCACAAACATGATTAAACGTACCTTTTTCAATTGATGAACTTGTAAAAAGTTTTGCTGATCCGGAATTAACGGAAAAAATTAGCTTACAGTTTCTAGATGACTGTGACTTAGACAGCGCAAGAGTTATTGCTTGATTATTCGCAACTCTCCTCTGACATATGATTTGATTATCATTTACTTGATCAGGAATAAATAACTGCATTTCAAAACTCAATGATTTTATTCCAGGATTTATCACTGACTCGCCAGTTCTATTTTTTGAAAATAGAGGAAATTGGCTTCCGGCACTATCTAGTACTGAGATGTATGTTCCAAGCTTTTCTAAAAATCCACCTTCTGGATTCTCACTTTTTGATGTTCCTGAGAAAAATAGATATCCGTTATTCTTTGGAAATACATCTAAGATATATTTTTCATATCCTGTAAGAGAATCTTCAAACGCTTCTATTTCTTTCTCTGTTCCTTGAAAAGGATAGTGATTAACAATTCTATTGAATGCGACATTTACTTTAGATTGTGCTGAATTAAAAAATGTATGATTTTCAAAAGATGACCAATCGATTGGCAACTCCTGCGTCGATTTTAACCCTGTTCCTGGTTGATCATATCTAAATGATGATGTGCTCTCGACATTTGTATCAGATAGCTTTGACAATGTGATAGGATCACTTATCGCAAGCTTTGTCTCTAGCCGAGTTACGGCTGGACTAAATAATTTTGGTCTAGTGTGTTTGTGAATATTCCTTGCCATCTAAATCACACTAAACGATGATGCAACATTGTCAAAATATTGATCAACTCCCATATCCTTTACTAGAAATTCAAATCTATAGGCTCTACCCTTGTGTAAAGAATCTACATAGAATTCAAAATACATCCCGTCAGAATCTGTAGATAATAGTGTGCTTCCGTCTGTTCCATATGGAATAACTACATCTCCTGTCATAGAATCAAGAATTCTATAATACATTGAAGTAAATATCTCTCCATCATTTACAAAAGGAACCTTCTTATATACGACTGGTCTATCTACATCCTCAACAAAAACCCTTATTTTTATCTTACTGTTTTTTGAATATTCATTCTGTAAATTTGTAATACTTGCTAGAAGACGTTTAGGCTGATTAGAAAATGATGACCTTTGAACACTCTTGACCACAAAACTAGATGTCAAAAAACCAACAGATCTATCAAGAGAGCTCCATATCTCTTTAAACGTCGCTGATCCTGCATTTTTGATCTCCTTGTGAATTGTTCCAGATGCCCATTGCGATACAGCAAATGACGCAGAGTACACTCCAGTAATAAAGTTTGTGCCTACTTTGTGCTGAGAACCTGTTATTATTTTTGAAAAATAAGTTCCCCTAGACGTGCTTCCGGATTTTATTTCTAAAATAATAGAGCTGGATCCAGTAATTTGTGTAGCTGAGGATCCGGACAACATATTTGCTGAAAACCCTCTGTGAAAATTATTTAAAAATAATGAACCGCTTAGATTAAAATAAAATGACCTGTGATGATCTTGTATGGCTTCGTTATATTCTACGATTAATTGGGGCCTAAGATTAGGATTAGATGAATTTGCTGATCCAAACCTCTTAACAAACCTCGTTACACTATCTGTTTCTTCTGACCCAGTATATGATATTCTTAGTCCATAATCTGGAATTATATTTTTTAAAGTTGCAGAAATAATAGTTGTTACATCAATAGATAGATTCTCTTCTCCGGTTGAAAATATCTGTTCTTTCCATATTTGTGAAACTCCATTTCCATCTTTTAGGTTTCCACTAGCAATTATGTCTATATTTGTAGATCCCAAAAGTCCATGTTTATTCGCACCTCCCAAAGACCACGTTTCTGCTGTTGTCGAATTTGAAACTGAAGAGGTTAACCAGTTACAGCTGTCTAGGTCTGAAAATCTTACTATATCTCTTCCTATTCCTTCATCAAATGATTTTGAAAGCGGAAATACGATTAATTTAAAATTAGATGGACATGTCTGACCTCCATACACGTCTATGAGCTTGAGTGTGCATTTAAATGATGAATGTCCAATATCTAGAAATGAACCCGTTATCCTTCTTAATGCATTTAAATCAAACTTAACAAGAGCCCTAGATAGCTCCGTGGGAGATGTATTAGATCCAGACGTTGATTCTGCGTATAGTTTAAAAAGGTCTAGCGTTGCTGCTTTTCCAACATTTGCATCTGTTGCTCTAAAACTATTATCAATAATTTTATTAGTGATATATGAATCTTTACTGGCAGTTAAAATTCTATACATTATATCTTTTACCTCGCGCTTCCAACAATATCATCATCAGGATACTTTACTTCAAAAATTCCACCAGAAGGAGCATAAATCATACCTCTATCTGTGCTTGATGCTACAGAAAATGAGCTAGTACTATATTCTCTTCCATCGATTTCTCCAACCATATTAGAAACTGAAAAATCTACAAGAGATATCACACCAGATGCATTGATAATTAAATTAATGAGATCTGACGTCATTATTGGTTGATCAATTTGGAAATTTTCAATTGACATATACTCCTTGATTGATGAATTAATGCTCTGTATTGTTAAATTTTTATTAGATACCGTATCAACAACAACACCATATTCTATTTTCATATTAAATACCTGTGCATCAATTATGTCTATTGCGTCAGATATTAACCTAAATTCATTTACATATAGTCTTAAATTTTCCTTGAGAGAGTCAGGAGAAATTATAAGTCTACCATCAGAACTTCTACTTAATATTGAGAGCTCTGTGGCTAGGGGATTATTGGGATTTGATCTTATTCCAATTCTAAAAACTCTTCCAAAATTAGACGGCATAGTATATATTCTAGCAATGAGATCAGATTTTGTTACTATTCTAGACTGTGAATTTCTAAATGCTAAAGCAGTAGCCCTAAGCTCATTTAATGTCATTGCTGCCTCGCCGCCCGATGCTGGGTTGGGATTATCAACCTCCATAGATGAACGAACTGAAGTTACAACTGATGCCGATGTTGTCGATGAAAATTCAGTTAAAAGTGTTGAAACTGTTTGTATCTGATTGGCTGAGACATTGTGAGAAAGCCCACCTCCCGCTCTATATCTAACAGTTATGGTCGTATTTCTAGGAGATATTCCGAGTGTTCTCGTCTCTAATAGGGCATTAGGATCTATTGTAAATCTTGAAAATGTCATCTTACTTCCATATAGAGGCAATGCTACCTCGCTTGGATCAGGAATAATATCATTATCAAATGTATCAGCGCTTCCTCCTCCGAACCTTAAAGATGTCATTCCAGTCTGTCTACTTGTTGTCGATATAAACCTGTATGGTGCTGGAAGAAGCTCAATATTTTCAGGAACAAGATCATTATCTTCGTCTATATTAACAACTCTCTTATACACTACATCCTGTGTCAGAGCGTCAACCTGATAATATGTGTTTCCATTTGAATCTGATACGTGTATTATCTCAACTACGTTTGGTGAGCTTAGTGTTATCGTTCTAAATGGATGAAGACTATCTGGAATAACAAAGGATTGTGACGAAGTTATTCCAGACTGGCATACACCAGTTAGCTTAACAGAAAATGTTAATGGATTTCCACTAGAGTCTGTTGATCTAGTCTCATATTCTGCTATAACATTTCCCTCAGAATCTGTTTTTGTGTAATTTAAATCCTCAAGAAGCTCAAACATTACGCCGTTTTTTGAGGAAATTAACGTACCCATCTTTACCACTGGCATCTTTGTTACATCTGGAATGTAGGATGTATTTTTAAGAATCGAATCAACCTCTATATAAAAATCTACAGTAGCAGTTGCGGGTGCCGCGCCCTGTATTTTGACCCCAGACATTCTAACAAGACGTTCAATATTTCCAGGCTCTACGGCAGTTTGGATGTCTAGCTCATTGAACTGGTGATCTAAATAATACGACATTGTGTCACCCACATATGAAGCCATCTCTACAAAGAGTCCACCCATCCCATTCTCAGAAAAATCTGTTATCTTATCACTAAAATATGTTCTTGCGTATTCTACAAGTTCAGCCCTAAAGGAATCAAAATCTCTATTGAGATATGATCTTGGTCGTACATTTTTAATTTTTGAAGCCATGGAGTTATCCTATTACATATAAAAATACATTAATTGCTCGATCTGTCACCCTAAGTTTTGGTATACTATATTTTACCATGAGCTGTATCTTAGACACAGCCTCGACGCCTGAATTGAGCACACTTCTATCAAAAGTTGATACAAACGTATCTAGTTCAACAAACGGAAGGTGAGACTTAACTGCGCTTTTAATTCTAAGCATAGCCTCAGCATCGAAATCATCCTTTGATGACAGCTCTGTTGTAAGCTCTCTTAAATTAGCTCCGTAGTTATAATTACAGAGCCTCTCACCATAGTTAGTTAAAATTAGATTTCTAAGATTATCAGTTATCTGATCTTCAATTGAGAAATGCATATCAAATAAACCAGATCTCTCATTACCAAGACGGAGCGGTGTCTTGATCCCTATTGGGTGCGTATCAACATGTCTTCTAAGTGAAGAATCTGTATTCTTGATACCCACACTTTTAAAGCTAAGTTCGGCCATTACACTCTCCTGAAGATTAAATATTCAGCAAGTGAAATGCTGACTTAAAATTAATCGTGATCTTCGTTAGAGGTGTGATTATCAATCTTATAATTTATGTAGTCTCTTATTGCTCTTCTTAGGCCTTCATGATCGCTGCCGCTGCCGTCGCCGTCCACAAGAATAGCGATATTAGCCTCTGCCTTCACTCTCTGTGTGTTTGTCATAGGCTCTCCCGCATCTATGGCTGCCTTCTCTGCAGCGTATAAAAACGCATCAACAAGATTATCTTCAAAGTCACTCCAATCACTCATTATTCTCTCCTACTCTCCAAAAATTATCTTTGACTTGATATTATTCATCGGTGTTCCAGCTATGTCGCCTGTTGATTCACCGCTTTTTAGATCATCTAGTGTCGTGTTGTTCCAGCTTGTGTCGGTGGATGTGGATACTGTGTCACCCCCGGGTGCTATCAATTTACCGATCGCACCGCCTAGAACAGCATTTGGTGCGCCCCATCCGGGAGTAGCTCCGCCACTTGAGCCCATATTTCCGCACATGTTAATCGCGTCACCATTACCGTTGACTGCTGTTCTTACAGAATCAAAGTAATCTGTTAGTGTATCTATAAGCTTATCTGCCCACGCTGAAAACTCATCCCATCTCAGGTACGGCTGGTCTGCTGCACCGTTTGGGGTCGTTCCAGAGCCCGCAGCAGAATCTGAAAAAGTATTCGCTACTCCTGCGATCTCAATCTTTCCACCAGTCCTGATCTGTATATTTCCATCCTTGTCAATTATTATGGATGCCTCGTTTCCAATAGATGTATCACCTTCAGACTGAGCATCAGAATCTAGCATCTTAACTATCTTAATTGATCCATCACCTTTCGATATTACTCTTGTATTTGTTGACTTAACTATAACAAATGGTTCATCTATTCTGTCAGATACATCAGTTATTGGAGAATTTGCCGCAGGCATGGATGTGCTACCCACAGACTCTAATTCAGATATTCCAAAATTCACATCACCGCTTGACTTCATAGTAATGTACACTCTTGAAAAATCATTAATAAAATCAGGGTCACCTTCAGATAGATTACTAGACTCATTCTTGACCTCAGGAGTCTTATTCGTCTCTTCATACTCTCGAGTATTCTCTGCGATCGGAGGAGAGGTCGCATCATCATACTCCAGGGATCCATCATCAGCATTTAATGATACTCCCCTGCCAGCAACAATATCAATTGCACCCTTTCCTGTTATATCACTATCAACATCGGGCAATCCACCATCACCGTCAGAATTTCTACCCCTATCTTCTCCAAGACATATTAATGTGTTATTAGACCCCTGAATTGTGAAATCAGAGGCTCGTTTGCTAAATCTAGGTACTGGCTCTCCTGTAAATTGATTTTGGTATGAATTTGACGCGTCTACGATTCCATCGTATGGTGCATCGCCCAGAAGTGTATTGTCTTCTTTTGAAAATCCTCCCCCGCTTGGAAAGCCATACGCAAGAGCCTCTTCATCAATAGCTTCTCCGCTATGAGATGCCTTTAAGGACTGGCTAGTCTTCACGACAGCTGGATCAGATGCCCTATCTTGATGTGTGTAATTCAAGTCATCTACCTGCAAGTCTGTTGACCTTCTTGTCATCCAGTAGCCTAGTGCATTTTTATCTCCTGCACTTTCAAAAAATACCCAAATTTGCTCACCGGCCTTAACCGGGGGAGATAAATGAGGTGAAAAAAATGGATAAAATATTTCTGGCATTCCATCTTTTCCAGTTTCTGATATTATTTGGCCTATTATGCTATTTCTGGGCATTCTATCTATAAATTGAGGATTTGCAACTCTGTTAACACCGGACCTAAGCGATTCTCTATATGTTTGATCCTCGTCATCTGATCGTGTTACTTCTAAATCTTCAAGTGGGTTAGATAGGAAATCAAATACGACTGCAGAATAAAATACCCTATTTGCAACCTTGCCCTCACGTAATATTCTTGTTCTATTTCTTCTTCCCCCGGGAGACTTCAGTGTTCCTATGAGTATCCCATCTCCTCGGCTCTGTCTGCCCATATCTAATCCTTTATCTTATTAAATATATCATCCGGATTTAGAGGAGATTGCTCTTCTTTAGCTATGAGCTCAGCAAGCCTTAGAATTTGATCATTTGACTTTGCCATTCTCTCAAGATATTTAGACATAATTGGACCAAACATAGAATGATTTGCAGCATTTCCCTGAGACTGTGTAAGAAGATCAGTGAAGAGAATTCCTGCACTTTCTCTATCTGTTAGGGCATTTTCATAAATCTCCTTCCATAAAAGCTTTTTTTTGTCCTCTGTCGACTCTAAAGAATCTAATAGATCTGAAAATCTATCTATCTTCTTTTCTGTACCTTTTAATTTATCTATCATATCTTCAACTGCTTTAGACATACGGGCTCCTAAAAGAAAATATCAAATTCACCTGTCTTAACTAATTCTTTATAATGCTTTCTTATAACTGACATCGCTACAGATAGCTGTTTGGGATTTAGGTTTGACAAGTTTCTCATATAGACAAATACAGCTCTCTTATTAAGTAGGTCTAAGTCATCTATTCTCGAAAAAATTGTAAGTATCGCGTCCATACACGCTAGCTCATTTTCACTTTTTAGTCTTGATCTAATCTCTACCATTAAATCAAATAAATTTGATATTGCCTCCTTTTTTATCATGGCATCATCTTGTGATGGTTCTACCTTAAAGTTTTCAATTAAAGATAGATCTGAAACTGATAGCGCACCACTATCACTTATACTTACGTGCCTTCGGTTACTCTTAATTTTTTTCTTACTTTGAATGATTAGCCAATTTTTAGCAACAACATTAAAATAAGAAAATGCTTTTGTTCCTCGAGAAGGATCAAACTTTCTTAGAGTTTCATACAAAAATGTAACACAGTCACTCTTTAATCCCTCATAGGCTCCCAGCCCGTGTGGTTTAGCAAATCCATGAATGAATATTAAATTTTCTGCCAGCTTATTAAATGCAGGAAGAATTTCTTTTACATAAATCTTTTCTTTTTCATCTCTCTCTTCTGTATTTTGAAATTTTACAATTGCATCGTGTGTATTTTTGTCAAAATACGGCTTTGTAGACCTTTTAGGTCTTCTAATCTTTCTTCTAACTTTTTTAGGCATCTGTTCCTTCTTGATCTTGGTCTTCATCCTCATCTGTAAGAATTCTTGCGACGTCTAAAAAAGAATATCTAACAGACTCTATGTCAGATATCACCTGTCTTATTTCAACAGAATCAAAAAAAATAGGAATTTCTAATATCTTACTTACACTAGCATATTTTTGATCTATGATATCAAGTGATATATCAATTTGATCCATAATTTTTAAAATTAAAATTCCATGTTTTATATTAAAATATACAGATATGGATAATAAAACAGCTAGTATCACACACGAAGATATCAAAAAAATAGAAACAAAGCTCATTTAAATCCCAAGCATTTCAGATAATAGCTTATCATACTTAAGCATTATAGATCTGTCACAAAATTCATTTCTAACCTTTTTAGACAGCTCAGAGGCCCACTGATCAGGTATAGTGTACTTATTTCTAAACTTTAATATTTTCTTTTTAAAGTCATCTTCCAAAGGTTGGGCCCATTTCATTCCAGAAAGAAAAATCCTATTATCCACCCTGCTTGAAGGAATCTCTTCTAGCTTATACTGAACTGGTATAAATTTTCCTAAATTTAAAAAATCTAAATGAGCAGACCAATTAGTGGCTATTACTGGCAATTCACACGCTGACGCCTCTAGCAATGGCAGGCCAAAACCCTCGCCTCTTGTTAAACTTAGTAAGCATCTAACATTAGAATTTTTATAGAGGCTTATAATTTCTCCTGGTGTTAAATTTCCGTGTATAAGGTGAACTTTTGGAAACTCTGATTTTCTGACCTCTCCGAGAATTTGACGAACCTTGTTGCGTGTTATCTCTCTGTCAATTCTAGTTCCTCTACCGTGATTAGCCTTTAGTATTAGTCCAACGTTTGGGTCATCTTTGAATACCTCACAAAACCACTTTATTGTGAAATATATATTTTTTCTATCATTCCACGGATCACCACCTGTGAACTGACCGACTAGTAAAAAATTAAAATCTGTACATAGGTCTACATCAATGCTTTCTGATGATCCTGTATCTATTTCTTCAAAATACCACTCTGGAATAACATAAAGCGGCACCTTAATTTCTCCTGTTCTTAAAAGCACATCTCTTATATGATTAGACGGAACAACGACGCAATTCATCAAATTACACCTATCTATCCATTCCGGATTACACCTATCTGTTTCAACAACTGCTGAGACGCCTATATTAAACTCAGCGAGATTCGGATCCCACTCATCAGGTAGTTGAACTTGAAAAGATATGTCGTATTTATCTCTTTTTTCTGAAGATGTAGACATGATTTCTCCAACAAGCCCACCTTCCATGTCCGGGTTTACCATCCACGTGGTATTTCCCCACGGAACGATCTGAGAATATAGGTTAAAATTTCTCTTTTGGGCCCACTTAAAGACCTGTCTAGAATGAACACCGTACCCACTTATAGAAAGAAGTGGCGCTCTAATTACGACATTTTTTTTACCTAAATTTGGATTAAAGTTAAATGGTGACGCAGTTCCACCGCTCATATTTTTCTCTCCACGTTTTAGAAATATCTTCTAAATGATGATCCCAGTCATCTATTGTTTTTTGATATGAAAACTCACTTAATGCATACTCTCTTACTTTCTTTTTGAGCTTATTTGTATCCTTTTCATCCATCTCATATAGCTTAATAATAGCATTTGAAATTGACTCACAGGAAACATAATCCTCATAAATGTAAGGTACCTGCTGTGATCCTACAAGAGATCTAACCTCTATATCTAAAGCTACACCATTTTCACTACCGTCTCTATGATCTACAACCTGTCTTGTGAGACCGCCTGTCTTAACAGCTATAATTGGAACTCCCGCCTGCATACATTCTAATGTGGGAAGTCCAAAGCCTTCTGCATAGCTAATGTTTATACAGCAGTCTGAGATATTGTAGAGAACGTTCATTTTATCAAATTCTATTCTATCAGATGAGAAAAATACATTCTCATGAATGTTCAACATTTCAGCCGTCACAGTCAAATTTGGGCCCTCACCGTCGAATGGGTCCGTGTGCATTATGAGTATTCCTTTTCTATGCCCATGCGTGCTCTCAAGATAGTCAAGAAACATCTTCCAAGATTCTAAAAGGTCATTAGGTCTCTTTCTTTTTGCGTTTCTATTTGTCCATATTGCAACAAAGTGATCGCCCTTATCTTCCCCTAAAATTTGTTTTTTCCATCGTTTTATATCATCTTCAGGAAGGGGATGGTAAATATCTTCAGGAATAGCGTGAGGTATAAAGTTAGTCTTTTTTGGAAATTTTTCCTTAATCATCTCATATGTTAAAAATGAGTGACAATTAATTATATCTGTAGATTCATATAGCACACTATTATATTTTGGATAAGGATAATTATCCCAAACATGCCACCATACTATAGGACACATCTGATGAATCTCATCCTCCATCTCAAAAAGCCATATAAAAAATCTTGGATCTGTAAAAATCAATATCACGTCAGGTTTTTCTGTTGCTAGTGTGACTCTTATGAGCTCTCTATCACCAAATCCATCAATTGGTTTGATGATAAAATCATCACTAACAACTACAGTATTATAATCAACATGCTTTAGTGCTGCACCAAACTGTCTAAAGGACCACTTCTTCTTTTCGAGAAGGCCCTGGATGAGGTGCCTAGTTTGAGTTCCAACCCCAGAGGTTGAAAGTGCATGATCTGATAATACTATAACCTTCTTTTTCTCTGGCATACCATATATCTCCAATGAGATTGTATCTCATCTAATAGATAGAGTTAATCATGTACAGTGGTGTGTTTCTTTAAATTGACAATACGTACACGAATCTCTATTTTTTAAAAACATTCTTCTTCTAACAGATGCTATCATATTATTGACTATCTTTTTTGCTCTAGCTAGTGATTTGGGCCCAACAGATACTGTTACGAGCTCACAGACCCTGCCTGGTTTACCCCCGCGCTTCAATAATATAAAACCACATCTAATGTCCTTCAAGTCAACAGAGTGCTTCCTAGACCAAAAATGCTTATAGAGAATTAGTTGTGCTGTCATTAAAATATCTTGTTTTTTCTGTCTACGCCAGCCGTAGGACTGGGCCGTCTTCCAGTCAATTATCCAGTACTTGTAGCTTCCATTCTTATCTGGCACTTTTATAACAGCGTCAATAAAACCCTTAAAGTTGATGTCCTTTCCTTCGATGGACTCATAAAGCCGTTCCTCTGCATCGAAGCACTCCCAGCCTGGAAATGTTTCATCTAAAAAATCTGGAATTTCACTCCACATGTTTTTAGCCCAGGTACACCACTCCTCTACTGGCTTGTATTTATACCACCCAGGCTGCTTCTTTACCCATTCAGGATCATCAAATCCGTTATCTTTCCAGGCATCTCTAACGCCATCTAGCAATACCTTCTCGTCGATAGTCTTAGTCTTCAAATATGACTCACATCCCTCATGAACTGCAGTTCCGAAATCTAAATAGGGTGATGGTTCAAATACATCAACCTTGTCAATGTGAACTAATTTGTGCCTCCATGAGCACTCCTTCCAACACTTAACCTCAGAAAATGAAATATGAGATTTTCCAGTTGGAAGAATAGGTAGCGAATTTACTTTACTTTCATTTTTCATAGTAGAATTATACCATATTTTTTAAGAATTAACACGTAGATCTATTAATCTTCACTAACTGCGCGACCTTTCATGGCTTCCCAATCTCTATTTTCTCTAATCTTATCGTTTTTATCAAGAACCTTTTTTAAAAGAGATGGTTCATAATGATTTATTTCTGAAAAATAAACCATTGCCTCTAGGTCTTTAGGAAAGCAATGTCCACCAAACCCTCTATCTCCGTCTGGGCCTGGCACAGCTAAGTGACTTCTTCCTATTCTAGAGTCATGAAGAGAATATTCACATACTTTATCATAATCAATATTCGATGATTGACATATATCATACATTTCATTAGCAAATGTTACCTTCGTTGCAAGAAAGCAATTGGTAAAATATTTAACCATCTCAGCTGTCTCTGACTTAGTTACAACTATCGGTATTCTTGGGAATACTTTTCTAAACATTTGCTTGACCTTTTTTGCTCCAGCTCCTCCTATTATTATTCTAGATTGATTTTTAAAATCTTCAAATGAATTTGCTTCTGTGAGAAATTCCGGGCTGAAGCATATATCTAGCCACCCTCTATTATAAATCTTTTCAGTTGTTCCCGGAGGTATTGTAGACTTTATTACCAGTGTGGGCATATTGTTAGACTTTCTACATCTATTTTGAATCTTCGCAACAACTTTTTCAAGAAGCCTTGTATCACATTCACCAGATTTTTTCATAGGTGTTGGAATACAAACAAATATTATATCTGATTCATCACATACCTTTTCATGTGTGCTATTGCATTTTGAAGGATCTATATCGTAGGTTAATACGCTATAAAAATTACAAAGACCCTCTCTAATCGCTGATCCCACAAATCCCTGGCCCACAACGCCTATTTTCATATCACTCATTTTTTTCTCCGCATAGACCTTTAACAGTCTCATTCATAGACCTTTTAAATGATGAAAAATTAGAAAATCCTATACTTTTAAGCTTAGCATTCTTAATAGAATATCTAAAGTCATGTCCCAGTCTATCATTGATAAATTCTATACTTTTATCAACTTCCTTATTAAGGATATTACAAACTATCCTACAAATTTGTAAATTTGTCATTTCATTTTTAGATGTAATATTATAAATTTCACACTCAGGAGAGTTCTCAATAATATACCTTATTGCTCTAACATTGTCCTTAACAAACAACCAGTCTCTAATATTTTTTCCATCACCGTAAATAGGAACTTTATCATTATTTGCAAGTGATCTTATAATAGTAGGAAGAAATTTTTCATCATGTTGCCTGGGCCCAAAATTATTAGATGGTCTTACAATAAGATATTTTATATCATATGTGTTAGCATATGATCTTACAAGATGCTCAGCTGCTGCTTTTGTCGCTGAGTATGGATTTTTAGGATCTAAGATATCATTTTCAGAAAATGATCCAGACTTAGTCGATCCATAGACCTCATCTGTTGAAATATGAAAAATTTTACACTTTAATTTTTTACAAACATTAAGTAGCGACATCACCCCTGTAACATTAGAGTGAATAAAGCTATTGCAGTCATCTATAGAATTGTCTACATGAGTTTCTGCAGCAAAGTTTATTATCCAGCCAATATTATGTCTTTGACAAATTTCTAAAATTGAAGAGAAATTACAGATATCTTCTTTATAAAATATAAACCTAGAGTGATCTATAAATTCATTCATATTTTTCATTTTTCCAGCATACGTGAGATTATCTACTCCAACTACATCATATCCATGTTTTAAAAATTCTTCTGCTGCGTGACTTCCTATGAAGCCAGCACACCCTGTTAACAATACTGCATTACTATTCATAACTCTTATACTCCTCGAGACACCAGGTGAGAGCTTCAGATGCAGATCTAGGATTATAGCCTGTGGACTTTAATTTTTCTATAGACAGGAGTGTATTCACTCTTTTATTAGGAATTGTTTTTAGGAATTCTTTATATTCTATTTTCTCTACATGAAAGCTATTTTTGAGCTTGTCTCTAATTCTGCATGCGATATCGTATGGCGTGATATGACCAGAGTTGCAACAATTAAAAATTCCACAATGTTCATATTTTATAAGGTGCTCTAGCATTTCACAAAAATCCTCGACACAGGTCAGTGAATTTGGCTCGTCTATTGCTAATATTGACTCCATATTGAGAAATTTTGTAATCATATTAGTAGGATGTGAAAATGAAGATATCATCTGTCTAGGCCTGAGAATGATATAGTTTTCATAACCAAATGATGATATAATATCATCTGTCCACGCTTTTGTTCTTGTATACCACACCTTTGGATCTGGCGATGAAGTCTCAGTAAATACAGAGCTATTTCCATCAAAAAGACAACCGCTACTAACATGAGCAAACTTTATTGAAAAATCTGAGCACACCTTTAAAAGATTCAAAGCTCCCAAAGTATTAGATAGATACGCGTCGTATTTATTACTTTCACATCTTTCTAGATTTGTTATTGCTGCAGCATTAACTATCACGTCTGGCCTATGCCCAGCTACGATGCTTCTAACATTATCAATATTTGATATATCACATTCACTTCTTTTAATAGCTGTATATGAGCTACTAAACCTAGAAAATCCAACTGAGACCTTTCCGCCTCCAAAGACTAATTTTTTCATAGATTTTTTTCACCATCGATAAAAAATAAATTTGCGTGATTATAAGATGCGTGTGTTCCGGCATCTGTCCACCAGCTGTCTAAAACATCATGATAGCATGAATCTAGCTTGATATATTGATTATTTACATCTGTTATTTCTAATTCATTTCTCATAGAAGGACTAAGATTTTTAATAAATTTGAATACATTTTTATCATAAAAGTATGCCCCGGTGACACAAAGATTTGATTCTGGATTCTCTGGCTTTTCAACTATCTTCACTATCTTTCCGCCTCTAACAGTTGCCACCCCAAATCTTTCAGGATTCTGCACCTCTTTAAGAAGTAGCATACTTTTAAATCCGCTACTACTTTGAATTTTTTTAAACTTTTCCACATATCTAGAAAAGCTATTTTCAAAAATATTATCCCCAAGAATCGTTACAAATAAATCATCACCAATAAATGATTCACATAAAAGAAGCGCTCCAGCAATACCGTCAGGCATGTCCTGGACCCTATAGGTTATTTCACACCCAAACTCTCTACCACTTCCTAGTGTAGTTATCATATCTCCCATGTGTTCTGTACCGGTAACAATCATGATGTCTGTTATTTTAGACTTTATTAATCTTTTAAGCGGGTGGTATATCATCGGAACTCCCCCTACGGGAAGCAGGTGTTTATTTGTGGCCTTTGTAAGCGGATTAAGCCTTGATCCAGTTCCGCCTGCAAGAATTATTCCTTTCATTTATCTCTCATTTTCTGGAATTACTTTCAGATAATTTTACGTCAATTCCATCAAGAGTTTAATAAATAAGTCTTTGCTTATCTTTGAGCTAATAGATCTAGCAGGTTTGCCTTTTCCAATTTGCTTTTTAGTTATCATTCTCTCACTTTGCTTGAATGTATTCATTGCACCAAAATCTAACACTCCTGTAACAAGGGGTATATTTTGAAGCTCTTTACAAGCATACCCTTCAAATGGTTGCATGACTGGGATCTCATCTATATTTTCAAAAATGGAAAGAAGTACATCTGTCCTCCACACAGTTGGTCTAGATGTATAGTGCCAATTATTTTTATAGAAAACACTTTTTCCGACATGTATTGGATCAGACCATGAAAGCTTATTTCCTGTAACTGTGTTATAGTGTCTAATAGAATCTGGGTTTTTATTCTTTGGAATAATTCTAGAATCATATTCATTCATCTTTGAATAGGAATATTCTGTTACTCTTACACAGTGAACATCCTCGTTGTTATTCAAAAACGATACTGTATCATTCACAAAATCATTATTAAAAATAGTGAAATCATCGTACATATACATGCAATACTTAAAGCCCATCTTATTGGCGAGATATGGGACACCTAAAAGAACAGATATATCAAGAAAATTATCTTTAAAGTGAATGCATTTATCAAATATATTAGAATTTAAAATTCTATCTTTTATTTCTGTAGAAGAGTTATTATCAAAATTTACAATATATGTGGGCTGATCTTTTAAATTTATTAAACTTTCTATGCTTGTTTCAAAGATATCATGCCGCCTATCTATGTTATCTTTATTTACATAAGATAGCCACCCGACCATAATTTTATCAGATATTATATTCATATCTTTCTCAAATACTATGCCCAAGAAGCAAAAGAGTCTCCTTGATGCTCTTAATCATGCTATCTTTTGTTGTGAATCCGATATTTTTAATTTTTGCATCAGATACCTTGTACGAATACTGATTGATTAAAGGTGTATCGATGAGCTTAATTGATACAGAATTATCAATGCTGATGATCATTTCAATTATATCATGCAGAGAATAATTTGAAGTTAAAACATTATATGTTTCATTCCAGACATTATCTTTCTTATTTAAGAAAAATATCATACTTCTAACGGCGTCATCTATTCCCAGGTATGGCCTTGTATGATTATAATTCTGCTTCCATATCGTTAGAGGCTTGTTTGTTGCGACTTGATAACAAAACTTGTTGATTGCTGTGTGAAATCTCATTCCCTGGCTGACACCAAATATTGTTCCAAACCTCAGTATTATAAATTTCGTATCTTTTCCCAGTGATTTTTTAATTGTATTCTCAACATTTATTTTTGCTTCTGCATATGGGCTTTGCGGATTTATAAATCTATCATTGTCTTCATAGACATAGCTAGAATCGATCCCATAAACACTGGCAGATGAAGGAAATATTAATCTTGGAACTTTAGCATTTTTACATGTATTGATAAATTTTTCTGTTTTTGTGATGTTTACATCTTCCATCTCATTCTTATTTTTAAAACTTTCAACAGAGTTGGTTATAGCTGCAAGATGAATAACGGCGTCTATATCTTTAAGATGACTAACTTTTATATTTTCTATATCTTCATCTATAAATGTTATCTTTCTTTCTCTATTAAAAAGTGAACAAAATCTTTGAGTCAGAAGGTTGTCTACAACAACTATATTAAAATCTTCTGGTAGCTTTTTAATAAGATAGGATCCAATATGTCCCAAGCCGCCTGTTATCATTACTTTCAATTTACCACCACTATTTACCAAAAAGCTCTAAGCAGGATTTTTTTAAACTATCAATAGACGAAGAATGTCTAACTTTTGATCCTGATAGTTTATTATACCAATTACTATACGAGCCACACACTAACTCTTTTCCCTCGTATGCATAAATTAAATTTGTTCCTCCAAAGTAGCTGCATAAAATTGAAGAACCTCCCTGCATAGAAATAAAATTTTCACAATTAGACATCACCATTACCTGAAGTAAGTTGCATGTCAAGTCTGTATTGTCTAGATAAAGATCATTGATATCTATGATATCAGGAAATTTTCTATGTATGAGATCAAAATCTCCAATATCAATCTGACCTGATTCGTCGTGTGTTATATTCTTGTGAAGCGGACGATTATAAACTATCTGGTAATGATCACAAAAATAAGAAAATAGTTCATCTAGTACATCGACAGGTAATCCCATTGGATTTCTTCCTCCGTCTTTAAACTTATTACAAATGATCATGGTTGGCTTGTCCCACTTAAATCTATCATTTTTATAATAACTTTTTAAAGGCGGCGGATCCCACTTTCTAAGATCAAGCATTGGCACATGAATATTTCCATTTGGAACAGAGGGTTTTTTAAATTCAGACCTTGAATCATATACTTCTTTATGATTTTCTGCAAAATAATACATGCATTTCGTATCAGTGCAGCTTATAACTCCATCTAGCTGATTATTTTTATGAAGCCAATAAGCAAAAGGAAGGCATGCTATTAGCTCGTATCCAAATTCTGTTTGGTTGGAATCAACTATCATTTTTAATATTTCTCTCTATCCATTGTTTTATATGATTATTATAAAATCCTTCTTGAACATATCTTGATGGGTGTGGATCATTATGGCTACAATACCACCTTTCTGGATCTAAGTTTTGCTGGCCCCACTGGATCATTCCACCCATCTTTATGTTTTTATTTTCAAAAAATGTAAAGCTTGAAAAATCTATCATATCCCACAAGTGATGTGACCATCTATATTTGTCCTTTAGCAGCTGGTTTTCTTTATTTCTATATTTTATTGTCTTGTGCCACTGACCTCTTCCATCATTGCCTTTGAACCACCCCTTCCAGGAGCTATGCATGTGATTTCCTGTATCTGAGTTGGTGAATAGATCCCATCCTAAAAACATAAGAAATCTTATGTTTGAAGATTTTAAAAACCACTGAGTTCTTAATATATTCTCTAAAGTTTCAATAAACGCAGCTTCATCAGACCAATAATTGTCCTTATAGTTTGTCCAATACTTTATATCATTTTTTCTTCCAATGTCCCAGCAAAACTTTGAAGACCCTTCGCTACTGCTTAGTCTTTTTATTTCATTATCTGCCTCACAATGTTCAAAATGCACTGAAAGAACTGAGCTTCTTTTATCTCCTATAAATGATTTTCTAGAAATTCCGCTCCACTGTGTTATTACAAAGATGTCCTCAGGCTGAACGCCGAGCCTCAATAGCTCACTAGCTTTGTTTATACACATTGTTGATATCAGATAGTTTCCAGCTCCGCCTATGCCAACACTATGCAACACTACATCTTCTGAGAAATCTCTCTTAACACTGTGATGCCATGTTTCTTGTCTATTGTGCTGTGTAAAACTACAGCCGCCTATCACAACATGCTTAGACATTAAGCTTACTCATTTGCCTCTATTGTAAAATGAAGCTCCTCATCAGAAAAGTGCTGTACTTCATCTATTCTCTTAAGCGGTACTTCATACTGTGGATTTGTTGGCCTGCCTGTATTTTGCCATAAGCTTAGGTGTAATGCCCTGTCCACCTTTGTGTGACGCGAAGAAAGCCTTCTTTTGCCAGGAACTTGAATCCTTTGTTTTTTTTCATCTTCTGCTACAAAAGCCTCGGGGCAAACTCTAAATTCTACCTCTCCAGTAGACTCTAGTCGTAACATCTGATCATGTCCCCAATAGGCTCCAACAAACCTCTTATCAACGCCTCCCATCTTTATAGACGTTGAACATTTCATCATTATGTAATGCAAGCCCGCAAAATGTTTTTGTTGTGTCCAGAGGAGGGGAGATGAATTTAATCTTGGCTTAAACCCTGGTACAACTATTACCTCTTTCTCATCATTCTGTATTCTGCCAATCAAACTATCAAGTAGATTAGGTGATGAATCTAGATCATCATGTATATCCATCAAATAGTCTGCACCGCATGACAGTGCAAGTCTTCTAGCTATCTCAGCGCAGGCAGCGGCACACATATCTGAATATACATAAACTATTCCTGACGGTAATTTAAATTCTGGTCGGGTCGGTCCACAAAAAAATATTTTAAAATTACAACTATTTGTTTGCAATAGATGATCAAACATTCCTACCCATAGACTGGTACGAACAGCTGGGCCAAATAGTGCTACATCTATGCTGCTATCATAGCAATTATTGCTCTTACAAAGATCCCTCCAGTAATCAACTGGACCACCCTGTATATGAATTCCTTTTTTTACTGTTAGCAT